GTGGAATCATTCAAGTTTACCAAGTCAAAGCTTGCCGAACTCCCTGCAGCCCCTAAAGGAAAACAAGTTGATTATCATGATTCTCACGTTAAAGGACTTCGGCTAAGAGTTGGAGCTTCGGGAATCAAGACATTCTGCGTTGTTAGAAAAGTTAAAGGTGCATTTATTCGTGCAACTTTAGGGAGATTTCCAGAAATCACGATTGAGCAAGCCAGGGCTAAGGCATTGGATAAGCTTGGTGACATAGGTATGACGGGGCGAAACCCAAATGTTGTATCTCGTGAAGAAAGTCTTTCTAACGTAACTTTGCGTGAAGCCCTTGAATTGTATATCAAGACGCGTGGACACCGACTTAAGCCTGCAACTGCGAATCAGTATCGAGGTCTATTACAGAACTTTTCTGGTGATTGGTTGGATAGGCCTATGGCAAATATCTCACGTGATGATGTATTTAACCGTCATAAAAAAATTACGGATGGAACGGTTTGGTATGGGGAATGTTTATCTAAACTTAGAGCAGGGGTAGGTAAGGGGAGTCGTTCTCAAGCTGATCTTTGGGGGCGCGCATTGAGAGCGGTTTATAATTTTGCAAATGATAACTATAGGGATCAGCTTGGTAGCAAATTACTTCCTGAGCCGCCAACGGTTGTTTTAAGTAGCAAACGGCAATGGCATGGCTTGGTCAGAAAGAATACACGCATTCGCAATAAAGACTTGGGCCGTTGGTTAAAATCAGTTGAATTTGTTCGAAAGCATGCTCTAGATATTAGAGATGATCATGCATTGTCTGTTTGTGATGCTATTGATATGGCACTATTTACTGGTTTAAGAAGGGGGGAAGTATTTGGGCTTGAATGGGAACGAGTTAATTTAGCTGGTGGTTATTTTTGGATTGATAAAACTAAAAATGGAGAACCGTTAGAGTTACCTATTACTAAAACATTGCAGGTTATTTTTGAAAGACGCCTACAGTTTAAAAAAAATAGCTCAAGATTTGTTTTCCCTGCATTGAGGGGGGGAGTGATCACCGATCCCCGTAAAGTTATAGATAAAATTGTTGCAGCTACTTCATCTGGTGAGTTTGACGGTCAGTTACCTATTAATTTTACTTGCCATGATGCTCGGCGTACATTTGCAACAATTGCGGAGTTGAGTGGTGTAGGAACTTATATTTTGAAAAGACTTATGAATCACAGATCAGGTAGGGTTTCTGATGTGACAGCTGGTTATATAAGTCTTCCTGTTGAGGAGTTGGTTGAGCCTGCAGCGCGGATAGAAATGAAAATTATGCAAGAGGCAGGTATTCAAGTACCATTTATCAATACTAAAGAGTTATTAGCAAGTTTATCTCAGGAAGATAAATCTAAGCTTCTTGAAGAGTTGTTAAGGGAGAGGAAATGAATACTGATTTGGATGTTAAGCCATTTATAAATGAAACAATAAAGGCTTTAATGGGATATTCAGAACGGTCCGGGATATTATCTCCTCAAGCTGTTCAGTGTTTTAATAATGCACTAAATCAATCATTGATTAACCGTTATGATACCAGTTTTGTGTTTGAAACGTTACTTACTATTATAGAAAGTGCATCTAAGAGAGATTTGAAATTCAATTTTGATAGGGTTTTAAGAAATACAAAGGGCAGAGATTTTTCTGGTAATGTTTTAGACTTCGATTCTGTTTTCAATAATATAAAATTCACGGCTAAAGATAACTCATTATCTTTTAATGAGCATGAGTTGAGCACGTTATCTATGGTGGTTTTTTTAAAAGAACAGGGCTATATCTCACAAGCGGAAGATATTCTAACTGTTCTAAAAGATGAAATATTAAGACGAGTTTATCTTGATTACTATAAATCACAGTTCAGAAGAGTTGTTTCTTTCTATTTGAAAAATGGTAATGAAGTTTTTCAAGATGTAGGAAAATCAGTATCTACAAAAAGAGGACCAAGAAATAAAAATTATAAAGAAGTATATAAAATAGTTTGCTTAACGATTGGAGAATATCCTGACGTATCACATTACTCATTAAGTAACAAGTTAGCTGTACATTTTGCAAATCATAAAAATGCCCCTTCTAAGCAAACATTGATGAGATGGGTGCAAGATATCCGTAGTGAACTATGTCAGACACCTCATGAGCCATACATAAGACGCTTCAAACTGATAACACAATAACGCTATGATTTTTAAATGATCATTAGCCAATGAGTATACTTATTATCTCATAATGATCATACTATTTGGCTAATGATTCTTTTAGTGAGCTAGCTTTCGATTTATCGTTCTAATCACCAAAACGAGCAAGACAAGAGGTGATAACGATGTACATGAAAGAGCGACTCACAAGAAAAGAAGCGGCTGAATACATTGGTGTTACACCAGCAACAATGGCAAATTGGGCTAGTACAGGTAAAGTCTGTATTCCCTTCTATAAGGCGGGCTTGAAAAAGGTCATATATTTGCGTACAGATTTAGACGAGTTTATAAGCTCAACTAAAAGATTACATGCATAATATGGGCATTATAATGCCCATATCTAAAACTCACTTGTTTTTATTAATAGCAAATTGACGCTTTCTTATTTCTGCCTCTAAAGCTGTAACAACAAATTGACCAGTGCTTTCACCCGTATTTTTAAGTTTTTCTACGGCATCAGCTATTTCATGAGGTACACGCACATCAAATCTTTTGGATTTCGCATTGATAGATTTAGTCGCCATTGATTTGTCCTTTAAGGTAGGTGTCGGACAATGATAGACAAAAAAAGAACAGTTGCAACACTTGACGTGTCGGACACCTTGAAATACATTGTGTCCGACACCTAGTTGCAATGCCTCTAGGTTGCTTGGAACCACCCTAGAGGCATTTAACCAACCGTTATAAGAGGTAACGAAGATGGCTAAACAGAAGTGTACCTGGTTATTTGCTGCGATCAACCGCAGTCAACGCAATGCCCGTCCTGTGATGTTAAGGATCGCCGCAGATAACGAGCGTTCAGCGCGACGCAGACTTGCCCCGGACTACGTGCTGAGCTTTGCCGGTCGCATTCCATGTGGAGGTGAACATGCGTAATTATCCGCAACCCGGCGAACGCTGGCAGCATGAACATGGCTGGACCGTCACGATTATCCGATTAATTGAAGCCTCGCCCTCCGTGGCGCTGGTTAATCCTGAATTCAGCCGAGAAGTGCTGATACGTTATGACAGCGACAACCAGATTTCTTCCTGCCCTCTGGCATGGTTTGAACAGCGGTATACGCGCCTGTTTGATGCGCCGCTCTTTAAACCTTCACCAGCTCCGGCAGGCGGTAGTGGCTCCGGCCCGCTGACGCTGCATCCGTCAGTGGTATTTTCCCGCTGGCGGGAGCGCAGCATACGGCGTTCTGCTGAACCTGACGACAGTCACTATTCAAAGTTTCTCTGACAAAACGCCGCTGAAAACGGAGTAATCCACGATGAATTTTTCAAACGGGCACAACAGTGCTCAGGGCCACACTTTGCCTGAAAAACACAATACCGGTGCTTTTGCCTATGGATTGTCAGAGGACGGTTTCGGAAAGCTGACTCGCGCAAGAAATGCCTGCGACATGCTCCAGCTTCTCTTTTCTGAATACCCGTTTCAGGGCGGAACGCTGGATGCAGGCTGTGCGCCAGGCATTGCCGCGCTGATGGAGTACCTGCGGGCAGATTTGACGGATATTGCGCACAGTTGCGAACTGATTGAAGGAGGCACCCAATGAACCAGCCGCAGGTTTCTATTTTTCCGGCAGAAATGACTACTGCGCTTTACCGGCGGGCTATTGCATCGGCATGGCGCCAGAAAGCGCTGACTGAAACCGGCTGCGATCAATATGGTCCGCACAGCCTGACGGTTGAACGTATTGAAATGGCCATTGCCCTGCATATCGAGTGCGCATTGATTAACGAATATGGCGAAGCACAGGGAGCAGCGGCGGCGCTGGCGCTGCTGACTGACATGCTGGAACCATCATTGCTGACCGCGCCGCCGGTACTGACTGTGCGCGGCTGTGAAGTGATGGCGGAGCTGTACCGCACGCTTCCGGCGGCCTTTGATGACTTCTGCAGCACGGGTGTGGCGCTGCATCAGGGGGAAGTATGACAACACAGACGGTTACGCAGATTTCAGCCGCCGCGCGGGGGAAATGGCCCGTTATTTTGCAGATGCTGCGTATTGATGTACCTGAAAACGGCAGGCACGGTCCCTGCCCGAAATGTGGGGGTAAGGATCGTTTTCGCCTCGATGACCTTGACGGGCGCGGGACGTGGATTTGCAGCCAGTGCGGCAATGGTGATGGTCTGGATCTGGTTAAGCTCATGACCGGTTACGGCGTCAGAAAGGCAGCGCAGGAGGTGGCGCAGGTGCTTAATGTGCCGGACGTGCAGGAACTGCCCGTTAAGCCCGCCAGGCAAAAAGCTCCTAAACGCGACATGAGCCTTACCGTGGCGGCGCTGATGAAAGAGAGCCACACGGGAGAAAGCCCCTATCTGACCGGGAAAGGGTTTGCCGGATATCCGGCCTCCCTGACCGGAAGCGTGCAGCATATCAGCGGTAAGGATTTTCCTGCCGGTTCCCTGTTGTTACCGCTCACCACCAACGCCGGAGCCGTGACCGGTGCGCAGCTTATCGCCCCGACGGGTGAAAAAAGCATACTGCCCGGCAGCACGATGAAAGGCGCGTTTGTGGCGCTCAGCCCGTTACCGTCTGAACCGCCGGTACAGGTGGTGATTACCGAAGGTTACGCCACGGCGCTGACGGTAAGCCAGCTCACCGCCGGATGTGTAGTGGCTGCCATATCAGCAGGCAACCTGCCCAACGTGGCGCAGTCGCTGCGGGCACGCTGGCCTGAGGTAAAAATTATCATCGCCGGTGATAACGATTTTCAGGACGGGGGCGAGAATCCCGGCAGATCCTTTGCTGAACGGGCGGCAAAAGCCGTCGGCGGCTGGATGACGCTGCCACCGGGAGAGATTAAGGCTGACTGGAATGACTTCCATCGGGAGCACGGCATTACCCGTGCCCGTGAAGCTTTTCGTAACGGTCTGGAGCTGTGCGGGGAAGGCCGCACGCAGCTGCCGCACGGGTTCCGTCTTACCCAGGAATATCTCTGGTATGAAAAACAGGTACAGCGCAACGGTGAGACGGAGATCCAGAACGTCAAAATATGCAACCCGCTGCGCGTGACGGCAATCACCTGCGATGCCGATGGCGGTAACTTCGGGCGACTGCTGGAGTGGGAAGATACGTGGGGTGAACTCCGCCGCTGGGCGATGCCGATGGAAATGCTGAGCGGCAGCGGTGAGGAGCTGCGCCGGGTACTGCTGGTCAACGGACTGTCCTATATCAGCACCACCGGTGAGGCCCGCGCACGCCTTATGGAATATATCTCTCTGTGTAAACCGGAACGCCGCGTGACCTGCGTCAGCCGCACGGGCTGGCATGGTCAGGTTTACGTCCTGCAGGATGAGGTCAGCGGTGAAGGTGCAGAGGGTGTCATTCTCCAGACCAGTTCCGTGCAGGGGCGCGATTTCCGCGTGTCGGGCACAACGGAGGAATGGCGGGAGCACGTTTCCCGCTACTGCACCGGCAACTCCCGCGTGGCGTTTGCCGTCAGTCTGGCTTTTGCTGCCCCTCTGTTACGGCTGGTTGGTATGGACGGCGGCGGCTACCACCTCAAGGGGGAATCGACGGACGGTAAGACCACCACCATGAAAGCGGCAACCTCCGTCTGCGGCGGGCCTGACTACTGGCAGACGTGGCGGGCAACCGGCAACGCGCTGGAGGGATGCGCCAGCCGCCGCAACGATGCCGCCATGATGCTCGATGAGATCCGGGAGGTGGACGGACGCGAGGCAGGCAATATCGCCTACATGCTGGCAAACGGTCAGGGCAAGGGCCGTGCCGGTACGGACGGTGAGCTGCGCACCCGTAAGCAGTGGCGGCTGCTGTTCTTTTCAACCGGCGAACTGTCACTGACTGAACATGCGGCAAAAGCCGGGGAGCGTACCTTTGCCGGGATGGAAGTCAGGATGATCCAGATCCCCAGCGATTCCGGGAAGTTTGGCGTATTTGAGGAACTGCACGGCTTCGACAGCGGCAAGGCGCTGGCGGAACATCTGGAGTGGGCCACGTCCAGCTACTACGGTTCGCCGTTCAGGGAGTGGCTGAAAGCCCTGACCGCTGATCTTAACGGGCTGACGGCACAGGCAAAGTCACTGATGAAGGAATATACCGCCGCGCTGACCCCGAAAGATGCGGGCAATCAGGTGGGCCGGGCTGTGAACCGCTTTGCACTGGTGGCGATGGCAGGAGAACTGGCAACCCGTCTGGGGATTACCGGCTGGCATGAGGGGGAAGCGCTGCGGGCAACCCGCGTCTGCCTGAACGCATGGCTTAAAGATCGCGGGCACACCGCCAATCAGGAAGATATTGCCGCACTGGAGCAGGTACGCAGTTTCTTTACCGCGAATCAGTACAGCCGCTTTGCAGACTGGCACGACGAGCGCAACCGCCCTGGCAATATGGTGGGCTGGCGCAGGGTGGAGAAAGGCAGTACCGCGCAGGGAACGGAAGCCGTCACCACGTTCTACGTCATGCCGTCCGGCTGGAAAGAAATCTGCCGTGGATTTGACCCGCGCAAGGTGGCGCGTTTGTGCGCGGATCGTGGATACCTGCTGCCCTCAACCGATGGCAAGCTCCAGACAACCATTCGCCCGCCAGAGATGAATCCCCGCAGGCTCTATGTCTTCAACAGCGAGGTGCCGGGTTAAGGCTTTGCGTGAGTCTTATTTATTAAGGGTAACAGGTGAAACAGGTGGAACAACCGTATTTTACAAGGGCTGAGCCTGTTCCACCTTTTGAAATAGTGAGGTGGAACAGGTGGAACGCCAGCCGATCCGCTGTTCCACCTTGTTACCCGCGATGTTCCACCTGTGCTGTGCATATAAATACTTTATAAAACAATGCCGTAACACATGTTTCACCTGTTCCACCGCATCAGGGACATAAAGCAGACTGAAACAGAGGCATTTTTTCTGGCTGGCTTTCATAGCCACGTCTGAATAACCGCAAACGCCCGTTGTGCCAGCCACCACACACTGAGCACCGGTAGTGCGCTTGTGTCAGCCACGACACAATTGACGTAACGAACCAACCCGACAGGAGAAGTCATGAACAACCCAGCAGAGAATACCAGCCTTTCCACTTTTCCGGCTGTAACGCAGCGGGCACTGGAAACCCTGAACACAGCCAGAAGTGCATGGCTTGAAACACGTCGTCGGCAGAAAGCGGCTGCGGATAATATTGCAACTATCCGCCAGCGCCGCGCTGAAATGGAAGCCACGACGAACGCCCTGAATGAGGAGTGGCGCACGTTGTTTCGTGAAAGCCAGGGCGTAGTCTCAAAGGAAATGAAAAAACTGCGCACTGAAATTGCGCTGGGACGAGAAACGCTTGAGGATTTTGATGAACTGCTGGCAGCTCAGGAAAGCGAAAATGCCTTATTACCGCAGGAAGCCGGGAAATTAGCCGGGCAGTATATCAGCGCACATAACACCCTTGTGGAAATTCGCGCAAAGCAAATCTGGGAAGACTTCATGCAGTCGCATGGTAAGGCGTTAATCCAGACACTGAGCCTGCTCAAAACCACAATGGGGCGGGAAGCCAGTGCCGTTGTGGGTGTGGTGAATTCAGTTAATGACCCGGGCACAGTACTGAAAGACTTTATTCACAAACATATCACCAAACCGGCTCTTACTAACGCTGCGATGCCGGAACAGGACCCTGTGTTTAAACTGGCAGGTGTTGCGCCGGATTATGCTGCCCTTGCTGATTTCCGCAAACTTCCCTCTCCGGCGGCCCTTCATAAAATGAAGATCCGGCAGGAACGTGAAGAACTGCAAAAACGGAACCGAGCCGCGGAGGGTATCTGATGGCACTTAAATGTCCCGAATGCGGCACTACGGCACACGCCAGAACCTCCGCCTATGAAGCACCATCGGTTAAACGCTCATGGTATCAGTGCCAGAATCTTGAATGTTCCTGCACATTTACCGCACTGGAAAGTGTGGATACGATAATTATGAAACCCCGTCGTAATGAACAGGAATCAGACAAAGTACAAGTGCCGGAAAAACAACTGAAAACGCTCAATCGCTATGGCTCTGCATCAAAGTTATCAAGCCGCCAGCAAATCCCTGTCTGATTAGCAAAAAACGGCTACCTAATCCCGGCCCGGTACCGGGATTTTTTTACGCTTTTTCCTGGCTGGCCTGAGAACGCATGAGTGCATCTCTATGGCGCATGAAAACGCATGAGTATCATGCGCCGTTTTTGGCGTGAAAGCCCTTGTATGGCGGCTCCTGAGACGATTTACGGGGTGCATGAAAACCATTCTGTTAAGCGAAGCGGGCAGGCGGGCGGGGCTGCGCACGTAAGCGCTGAAAGTAATGGTTTTTATCAAAAAAAGGAACGATAGTATTATTCGATAATTTGGAACGAATTTTATTCAATACGTAGAGGGTTGGTTATGGACAATGGTTACGATGAGGATTACATATCTGGTCTGACTGATCGTGTTTTCTTAATCAAGAGACAACTTGAAGCTGGTAAAATGCATATCGCTAGCCATCTTGTGGATGGATTTAAAGAGAGTTTCGATAAAATTAGGTTAAGGCCTGATGGAAAAGTTGACCCAACTACCGTTGATGGACGCATCAGAGCGATGGGTGCAGCAGTAAATCATTTTTTTGAACGTAATGAAATTAAGAAAAAGTACAATATAGTCGACTTTCAAGAAGCGTATTTTAAGATTCTATTCAGCAATTTCTATCAATTTTATGATGACTTTATTAAAAGTAAGGCTCAACCGTATCAAGTAGCTCATTTCATTTCTGAACAAAGTGATTTCGTAGATCATCTAGATCAGATTTTTCCAGAGTTGCTTTCTGATGTTAAGGAGTTTTGGGAGACAGCTTATGAAATTGGTGAAATTCATCTCCAAGATGGTGAACAGTTAAAAGCAAATTTTGCAGGTGATCTTTTTCCTGCATATACAGAAAATGCAGTATCTTGCACTGGTCTTTATATCGATACAATAATATTACCGTGCCCTATATTGAGAGTGGGGAAAATACATGGTGTTACTAATAAAAAACATTTTTGTTTCTTATTAATGAAACACGTTTTAACATGCATGACTTACAGAAATTTAGCATTGGAGGATATTGAACCTGCTATAGTACTAGTTCTTCCTGATAAACGTGATTTTAGTAGTGATGATAACGAGGGGCTGCATGCGCGCGCAACGCCTTTTGTTCTTGCCCATGCTCAATATCTATATGGCAGAAGTTTTGAGAGTAAGGATGAATTGTTTGATTTTAGTTCATCATTAACTGATGTTGATAAAGTTTTTAGAGAATTAAAACGCCCTGAAAGATTAATTTTTGATACCGAGTGGGGACCCGGCGGACGAGCGCAACTAGAACGGCATTTAGCCGATCCTGAGAAAATGAAATCCCCAGTTCATAATGGTAATCCAGGAATTGAGGTGATGTTCACATGCACTGGTCGAATGCCACAGGCACTTGCAGCAAGAATAAATGCTCAAGATTTTAGAAGTACGCCATATATTAATGCAGAAACCTCTTGGCTTTATTACACTTGGTTGATGGAATATGAAGCTCTTGACTTTAACATTGATAATGAAAATTTAAAAGAGTTACATATGGTCAATGCTTTATCCAAAGGGATGCAAGGCGGTTTTTCTTGGTTAGGAGATATCCCTTTGAATAACATCCTTGAAATAAGGCGTAACGGATTAATGCCGGAAATACGAAATATTCTATCAATCGGTATTTCTGAGGTAATTAGTGCATCTCCTCGTGATTATAATGCTTCTTCACAAAGGGTAATTGATAATGTGGATAGGGCATTTATTCAACATCAACGTTTCCTTGAAAAAATCAGAAAAGAAAAACTAAGAATTTTAGGTGTGGAAGTTGCACCATTTATAGTTAATGGTGCTTTCGGTATTGCTTCTGCATTAATTAACAAACCTGAATTAGCCTTGGCTAGTTTTACACTTGGGACATTGGGTTTGCCAACTCTAAAAGATATTAGAACTAGTTTTAAAAATAGAGAGGAAAAACTAACCAATTATAAAAGAACAGCTACAGGCTTGATGTTTAGCAAAAAATAAAATGTGGGCCGTTTAAGGCCCTTTCATTTAATCTAATAAGTATGGCCTAAATTTTATTACTTTTTCATTTAGCCATTCATTCAACTCTTCGCAACGTTTTTGGAGGGGGAGTAATTCATTACGAACAAACACACGACTTGCTTTTTCCACATCGCCAAAACCACCAGTGTTGTTAGGTATGATACCCATCATCTGCGGTGGCACGCGGTGCGCTGCCATCATGTCATCACGACTCACATTCTTGATATTCATAAACTCATCTTTTGCCGCCACCTCTGACAGCGGGATGATCTGGATGCCGTCCTTTTTACCATTGGGCGAGTACATAAAAAGATTGCGAAAGTTTCCCGGCCCTTTGGCACTTTTCATTGCCTCGCGGATGTTGTTCACGTCCTCCTGATTCTGCGCCGCGTCTGTCATGTACATGATGAAACCCGCATGACTACCGTTGATGTAATACTTCCGGCGGAACAGCGTTGCGGACTCGTTGAGCAAGGTTGACGGAATGGCAGAGAGATAACCGGGCAGCCCGTAAATCTCCTGGTTAATATCCGGCTCCATCAGGTGAAAAATATTGCCTCTGGTGAACTCATAAGGCTGCGTCGTCAGGCTATAGTTCACAAACCAGTAGGATTCTAGGTCAACACCGCGCCGGGTATACTTTGCCAGCGCTGGCTCCAGTGAGAGGACACCACCCAGCCGGTTAGTGCGCTTTTCCAGATAGGCATTACCAAACACCAGATAATCCTGAACGAAACGGGTGAAAGACTGCTGGCTGAGCAGGCGATGCGGGATATAGGTACTGCTGAGAATGTCGCGCTTAACGGCAATTGGTGAACTGTGATGTACGGCTGCGCGGTAGGTACGTGCCAACCCTGCAAAACTCACCGGCGGCTCATACCAGCGATCCATTTGCACGCATTCCACATAGTCCAGCAGTTCGCGCCGGTCCAGTACTGGAATGGGATCGCCAAAGGTGAAACATTCTGCAGAGGACTGCGGCTCTGCCGTTGCAGTAACCTCACGGTCAGAAATTTTGTCCTGATTATCCAT